AAGGTTCGTGAGGTAGGGGCAGTGTTTGCTGTAGGAAATCCTATTACTTATTAAGGATTAACAGGAAATTAACAGAGGTTACGGGAAGGATATATAAAATCTTGCGCGGCGATTCTTCGAAAATAAATTAAAAAATAGTTGCCTCCTTTAGTTTTTCTTCTTATATTTAGGTGTAATCAAAAAGATATATTATGAAACAGTTTAAATTTTTATTTTTAGCATTAGTATCGTTATTTATTTTTAGCTGTACTCCTGATGAGATTCAACAAGATGTTTGTTTAAATGGGGATTGCGGTGTAGAATTCTGGATTGATACTCTAGGTCATCCTGGGACCTACCAAGACCCACAAGGGGTATGGCATATAAAACATGCTGATCTAGACTATTTTACTGTGAAAGGTCGTATAAATGAGTTGGATCCTCACTATGTTATAAATGGAGTTCCTTTAGTGGAAACAGGATTTGATTCTAATTTCTTCTATACTCTTGGAAATGTTATTTGGACTTACCCTACTTATTCTTTTCTAGGACTTTGGTCAAGTAGTCAGATGAACACACCAATTCCTTACGGAACTGCTTCTTATACATTTCCGCAACTAATAGGGCAGACTACTATAATCAACCTAGCAGGGTATGAGATTCAACGTAATCCTCATGTTAATACAAATCACCCGGCCTACCAAGGATATTTTGCAACTTATAGCAAATACACGTATACTCCTCAGCAGAGCATGGTTTTCTTTGACGATTTTGAAGGGATGACAGCAACAATATACTTAGAGGTGACTTTAGGAGAAAATAAAAAAACTATTAACAAAGAGATAAAGATATCTTTTGAACCTTAATAGTTGTTTCCCAAAAAAAAAGTTCATACCTTACCTCTATAAGAAATTATCCCGGACTAAAAAAGGAATAAAAACTTAAAAAAATAGTAATTAATAAAAATAAACAAAATGAGAAACAAAGATTTATTCGAACAAAAGTTAGAAAGATTTGAAGCAGAAGTAAAAAATATGGGGTACAATATTCATAAAAATGAATTAGATGTTGCGTATGGTTTGGTAGAGGTATTATTAGAGAAGATAGGTGATCTTAGAACTCTATTGAATACCGAACACCAAGACTAATGAATCTTTCGGCAGAACAAATAGAACGTAATTGGGATAAACATCTTAAAATCGTTGATACTTTTATAACAGGTGATCGTAAAGAGAAGTTAAAAGCTCTTTACCTTGACCTTGCCGATGAAATGGTTATGGCTCCTGCCTCCGGAAAGACTTTTTACCATAATGCTTTCCCGGGAGGGTATATTGACCATGTTAATCGTGTTGTTCATTGTGCTTTAAAGACAAAAGCATTATGGGAAGAGATGGGTACCTCTATAGATTTTACAGATGAAGAGTTAGTTTTTGCAGCTCTTAATCATGATTTAGGTAAAATAGGTTCTAAAGGAAAACCTAACTATATTCAACAAACAGATAAGTGGAGACAGGATAAATTAAATGAAATGTATACTCCTAATAAGGATTTAACTTTTATGCTTATTCAAGACCGTTCTCTTTTTACTCTACAGCAATATGGTATAGCTTTAACAGAAAGAGAATTCTTAGCTATTAAATTACATGATGGATTATATGATGATGTAAATAAGCCTTACTATATGTCTTTTAGTCCTGATGCTAAATTTAAAACTAATTTAGTCTATATTCTTCATAATGCAGACTTCCTAGCTTCTAAAATAGAATACGATAACTGGAAGTCCTTAGGAGGTTCTACGGAGAATAAGGCAGAGAAAACCAAAGCAAGTACAGGTAGAACAGTTAATGCTTCAGAGGGATTAATGAATTTAGTAAAAAATATTTAAAATGGAAATCTTATTAATAATATCAGCAATAGTAATTTTAGCACTAGCTTATATAACTTTCAACTTAAACCGTAAGGTAATTAAGCAAGAAGAGATCTTAGAATACCAAGTAGGTTACCTTAGAAATGTTTCGTACCTTATACAAGAATCAAAAATTTATGTTGAACAATTAGATGAGAAAGGTGCATTTAGAGCAGATGATGAAGTTGGAGTTTTCTTCAATTTTATGAAAGAAATACAGGAAACTATAAATGCTTACCGTCTCCCAGAAGACTATGGCAAAGCCACCAAATAAAGATAATTACTATTTTACACAAGAGACAGAGGATGCAATCGTAAGATATAACGCATCCTCTGACCCTATTTTCCGAGACACGGTATTTAAGAAAGAAATATACCACCCGCTTTATAAGCTAGCAGAAAATATTATACATACTTTTAAGTTTTATTACTTAGATGTAGATAGTATTGAAGATTTAAAGCTAGATGTAGTGAGTATGCTTGTTGAAGAGAAACTCTATAGGTTTGATGCAACCAACGGCGCTAAGGCGTTTTCCTATTTTCAAACAATAGTGAAGAGGTGGCTTATCAACTATAATAACCGTAACTATAAAAAACTAAAACAAGTAGGATCTTTCGAAGAAATGGAAGATTCTTACGAAGTAGAAGGTTTACCTGATTCTGAAAGAAGAATAACTCTAGCAGTAGTGGTGAATCTTTTTGTTGAAAGTAGTTATGAAAATATAGAAGAGCTATTTCCTAGAGAACAAGACCAAAAGGTAGCAGACGCCATACTCACACTCTTTAGAACACGTCACGACTTAGAAATTTTTAGAAAGAAAGCTCTATACATATACATAAGAGAGATGACCGATTGTGAAACCCCTACACTTACTAAGGTAATCTCTAAACTTAAAGAAGAATTTTATAGAATATATAAAACCTACCAAGAAGCAGGATTTACTATTCAATAACATATCTTTCGATATTTATATAATAAATAGACTATGGGATTAGAGACAACAATATTCGGAAAAAAGACTGTTTCTGATGTTTTGAAAGAAATTTACGACAATTCTCGAAATAAGGACAAACAAATCAATGCTCTTATTGGAGAACTAAAACCTCTTGTTGAGAACATAGGTGATGCAACTTTAGTTGTTCCTATGATAAAAGAGTATTTAGAGGTAGGAGTAAAGAATGATGAACATCTTATTAAAATGGTAGCACTTGTTCAAAGACTAGAAGGAGGAGCAAAAGGATCTGAAGCAGACTTTTTCAACCCTGAAGAGCTTGCAAAGCTAATGGAACAGAGTGAAGAGCTTGGAAAGCAATTAGATAAAAAAGACGAGTAATGGCAGCAGGTAATTATTTCTTAGGAAGTAAGATAGGGGGCATAGTACAGTCTCAAAATGGAGGAGGATCTCAACAAGCTTCCCCTGTTTTCGGAAGAGTTATGAAGATTGCTCTAGATGAAAGTACAGAAATCCTAGATGCACAAGGAAATTCTTTACCTATCGGAACTATCCTGTACAGGGATATTACAGCTGAGAAAGAAACAACAGCAACTGAATATCCAGCACTACCCCTACAAAGTAACTTCAAGCAATTTCCATTACTAAACGAAGTAGTACTGTTAATACAAGGACCTACCTCAGATATTCAAACAAACGTAAGTACAAAAGATGTATACTACTCAACAGTAGTAAATCTCTGGGGGAGTAGTCATCACAATGCCCTACCTGAACCCAACACAGATATTAGTACAATTTTAGGTAAAGATGTAAAAGAGCTTTCTGACGTAAACCCTATGTACCCATACCCAGGAGACGTACTAATAGAAGGAAGACAGGGTCAGTCTATAAGAATAGGAGGAAATATGTCTCCTAAAAATACATTAGTAGACTCTATTAATAATGCAAAGCCTTTTATTTTAATAAGTAACGGGCAAATTAAGACAGATAACGGGATAGATCATATTGTAGAAGATATAAACAAAGATCCTAACTCGTTATACTTTTTATCTGATCATAAATCTGATTTAGTAGCTGCTAATACAAAGAGAGATTCTTATGACCTAGTTCCTCTAAACTCAGATCAATATATAGGAAATCAAGTAATTATAAACGGAGGAAGACTTTTTTTTAATGCAAAAGAAGATTCAATCTTACTATCTGCTAAAGAATCAGTAGGATTAAATGCAAGAACTTTAAATTTAGATGCAACAGAGTACTTCTGCGCCGATTCAAAAAAGATATACCTAGGTAAAGCAGCTAGAACCTCAGGAGGTAAAGAGCCGGTAATACTCGGAGCACAGTTAGAGAACTGGTTAACCACCTTATTAGATACTTTGAATAACCTAGCAATCGCTATGACTACTGCAACATCGGTAATAGGCGGCCCAGTAGTACAGCTAAATGCTGCAGGTCCAGAACTACAAGCAGTTGTTAACTCTTTGAAGACTCAAATTAAGTTATTTCAATCTAAAAAGGTATTTACAGAATAATGGCAGAGCAGATACAAAATCAAGAAGATTCTATAGCAAAAGCTAGAGAAGCTCAAAAGAAATACGAAGAGGCTAAAAGTAAAGCAGAGGCATCTAGTAAAAAAGCAGCTGACGCTACCAAAAGAGCAAAAGAGCTTCAAAAGAGAATAAAAGAAACACAGGCTATAAGTAAGGTGGCTGGAAAAGTAACTGGAGGAATAGCAGCAGTAGTAGCTATACAAGTAGGTGGGTTACGTGGGAAGATAGTAGCTCAAGTACAAGCTCAAGTACTTACATTATTGAATAAGTTCTCAAATAAATGCCCAGATCCAGCAGAACTACAGAAGATTATTAAAATAAGAAACACCCTTATAAACCATTTATCTAGTTTTGAAAAAAGGGTATCTAAATTCTCTACAATAGCAACTCAGATATTAGCAATTGTCGCTATAGTTAAGATTGCTATTAAGATAATAACCTCCATCCCAATACCAACAGCAATTATACCCCCAATGTCAGGGGGAATAGGTATTCCAATTAGTATACTAACAAAGTATAGTAAAGCCTTAGTAGCACTAGATAAGACATTAGATAAGTTACTAGGAGAAGCAGCAGCTATAACAGTAACAATTGCATCTATAACTCCTATAATCCAGAACTTAAAGAATAGATTAACCTCTATAGATCAAGCAATAGAGCAATGCAGCCTA